TCGCGCACAAGCTCATCTTTAATGCTTGTTTCGTCAAAATGAATCCGTCCAACAAACCCGCCATCAATTGTAAAATCTACTCTATCGCCAAACTCTAACGTGCCTAACATCTGCGTCAAGTGCGACAAGCACTCAGCCGCTTGTGTATTGTTCTCTGTCATATATAATCCTCGCTAATCGTAAATTGTTGGTGCTTGCGCCTTACTGCTAGGCCGTTAGATTGCATTTATTCTATCTTGTGCAATCCTAAAATACGTTTCGTCTTTTTCAATGCCGATAAAACTACGCCCTAAGTTTTTGCAAGCAACCCCAGTTGTGCTAAAAATTAAAGCTAAACTCATAAACTCTCTTTACCCACTGGTAAAAATCAGACTCGCTCATGGTGTGCTTTGCAAAATTACAGAACTTGCAGCAAGGTACGCTATTGCCTTTTGTGTACCCTTTAGAGCTATCAACTCTATCAACCCCGTTGCACTTTAAAACATGGTCTGACAGCCGTTTCCCTTTTTTGCTTTCGTTTAGCCTGTCCTCTATTTCTTTAGAGTGCTCTAGCCCACAATACTTGCAAGGGGTTTTAGATAGTAAACAAAAATCCTCAAGGCTTAATGTGTCAGTAAAGCCTTTTGATTCATTTCTTCTTTTCAAGTGACTGTATTGAACCTTTAAAAGCGCAGCTTCTCTATCCTTATAAACCCCATACTGATTGCCACTTCTAGCTAAAAATTCAGATTTTAAGCAGCCGCAGCTATTAGATTTTCCGCTTGATAGGTTGTCTGAAACAACTATCTTTTCATTCCCACATTCACATAAGCAAAGCCATAAGTGTTTGTTCCTAGTGTCTTTGCCTGCATGAGATATTACTGTTAATCTCCCATGCTTATCATTGGTTCTATCTTTAAATCTAGGCACTTTATGCGCTCCTTAATTCTATTAACGCCTATATCAAAATAGTTTTTATCTAGTTCTATCCCGATAAACTTACGATTAATATTAACACAAGCAACCCCAGTAGTAAATGAACCAGCCGCAAAATCTAAAACGGTTTCGCCTTCTTGCGTGTAAGTTTTAATTAGGTATTCCATTAAGGCTACTGGTTTTTGTGTTGGGTGAACCTCGCCAGCATTTGCCTCCCAACACCCTTCGATGATTGTATCGGGGTTACGATGTGTATAAGTGAATGACTTTGATTCATCATTATACTTACCTATGTCATTACTAGACACTTTTTGCTTTTTAGAATAGTTTTTTACTGTAACAGGCTTATCTCTTTCAATCATCTGAGGATTGTATTTAATCTTACCATTACCAAAGACGCATACATCTTCGTGCCTGTTCATTGGCCGATACTTAGCAACTTGGAATCCTCGCGGGATATGTTTATCCCAAACCCAACAATACTTAAACATCTTCATATTGCTTGAAATAAGGGTTGTTGTGAAAGGCTGAGATGCAGTCATAACAATAGCACCACTAGGCTTAATGACTCGCTTCAACTCTGCCCACATCTGATCAAGTGGAATAACACTATCCCACTTACAAGCAGTTGTACCATAAGGTGGGTCAGCTAAAATCATATCAACACTACCATCAGGTATTTCTTTCATACGCTCTAAGCAATCACCAAGCATTAAATTAACCATAAAATCCTCAATGCAATCTAACATCACAATCAAGCGGAACGCACCCAAGCCGATTACTGTATGCGTCTAGTCTGCTTCAAAAATCAAACACCATTTTTCAACAAAATCATGTACATCTTCGCCATGTAACTCAGTTTCAAAATTAGCCCCATTCCAAGTTACAACCTCATACCCTGTTCTATTAAACTCAGGACAATAAGCCAACAATGCTCTATCGCACGGCGGATTCTTAGCATCTGCATTGTAATCAATCCACTTAATCATAATTTACACCTTATCAGCACGTTCTTGAGCTGACTTATCAGAATATTTAAAACCATTATAACGTACAGCTAGTTTACTAATCGTAGCCTGTAGCGTCTGCTCTCGTGTAATCTGTAACTCTTGACGCAGCCCTTCCATGTAAAACTCTAAGTCACCAAGCTCCTCAATAACATTCTCTAAATCTAATGGTTTTTGATAGATGACAGCTTTTTTAATCGAATCCAACAATTCACCACTCTCTCCACTGATGCCGATTACCATGTGCAATAGATTAGCATTTCGTGATGTCATCTCAGCCTTAATTACCTCACCACTTTTAGCTAATGCTTTTACCATTTGACTAAACTGTATATCTTCACTCATTTCTCTCTCCAATTTTAAAAGTGCTAGAACATATTTTAGCACACTTTACCATTACATACTAGAAAATTCTAGTAAACTTGAATCAAAATATAAACCATCTACAACATCTTCAACACCATCTACAGCAAGGATAAAACCCTTTACAGAACCCCACTCGCCTAAGATGATATCTAACACTAAGAAATCCGTATCCTTATTAACTTTCTCCTTGTCTACTAACATACCTCTTAAACATTCAGGGGTATTAGTGTCTCTGTTAAAGTTTAGGTATTTTAAACCTTTACAAGAGTTTCTAAACTTGACACGCTCTCCCTTCTCTACGGCATAAATATCAAACATTTTGTTCTCCTTCAAACTTCAAAGCGTTTTGATAATAAGTTTCCATATTAGCTTTACTAATAGAGTTCTTTGTGTGGAAAACACATTTAGGTAAAGGTAGCCCACGACTAAAACACTCACGGACAATAATCTGTAAGCAATGATAACCTGTCACTTCGTTACCGTCCCAATCTTCTTGTTGAATATCATGGTCAAATGAGACAAGTATCTCTTTGTTGTTCTCAATATGCCAAACAACACTGTCAACAAAAGCAGAATAACTTGTAAAACATTTAAACTTTGGATTTAGGCCGTAGTCAACCCATTTCACTTGTGATGGGCTTCGTTCATCGTCTAAGAAAATTACTGTTGTCATTTTTGACCCTTAAAGTCTGTTTGTGTGTAGTGATTTTAAACGTCCTTGTTTATGTTGTCAACAACTAATTACCTACATTATTTAACCAACCTAAAAATAAATCACGCATACGTTTACTTAGAAAGTAGACAGTAATAGGCTCGCCATTGCGTATAGCACTTCTAAACACCCATTGTACAATCTCCGATGTAGCGTATGTATCTCTATCAATATCAAACCCATAATCTTTTAAGTAAACCTCAACAGGCATGGTTGGATAACGATTATAAGCGTGGCACAACACATTTTTATGTGCAAAGTCGTTTGTTGCTCTAGCGGCACTATAAATCCAACAAGTATCTGGTGTTGATTTTCCTTTCATTGTGGCAGGATAATTCCTAATTCTTGCATTTACAGCTCCATTTGACTTGCAAACAAAACTTTTAGGTGTTGTGAACATAAATGATTCCGCGCCATTTGACTGGTCTCCACACCACCTGATAGCGTTCACAATCTTTTTCTTATCTTCTGGGTTAGCGTTTTTAAACCAAGAATAACTAAGTGCCAATCTGTCTAGTTGTTTCCAATCCCTGTGTTCGCCAACAGTAATCAACTTTCTTAACTCATCTTTAATTTGTAAGTTACAAGGTATGAACCCACCATACTTGACACGTTTTATGTTTTTAAGTGCTAAATACCCGTCAAGTATAGAACCATCAAACATATAAGTACACAATATCACTCTATCTGCTGCTGTAACCAAACCTATTGGTAAATGGATAGTTAGTAGTTCTTGTTTACGTTTAGATGAAAACAATACACCAATATCACAAAGCTGTTTTAACTTCATATAAACACTTTCTTTCTTGTGTTTCAATTTATCAAAGTCAGTATCTAACCACTTAACCATTCCTAAATTGTCTTCATCGGCCACCATCATTCCTTTTAAGAAGGCATACTCAACATCACCTAATCTAACACCAATATCACTATCAACTAAATTGACCTCCTCATCAATAATTAGTACATATTTGTTTAACTCAACCTGTTTAAGATGTTCCTTTGTCATCTTACGAAATAGTGAGTGTGTACAAGAAATGTTTTGCCCATCAGTTAATAACTCTAATAAGTTGTCACTTTTGCTTGTGTCGTCTGTCACCTCTGGTTGATGGAACACGGATGTTTTAACTGTGTTAGGTACTCTTTCATGCACCTCTGTTAGTAGAGGTGTTACATAAATATACTTCTGTTGTGGGTTGTTGTTAATATAGTCAAAAATATGCGTACTTTTACCACTACCACAAATAGCGTCTAGCACTTCTACTGTATCAGTCATTTCATCACCTTATTGGTTGTTAATTTGTGCATACATAGTATCATGTTTACTGTGTTTTTCAAGAAGTTCTTCTGGAATTTTTAATATAATAGATTGTGTTATAAGTTATTGTTTTTATTGGATAAAAATCTGTTTTTGGCGCAAAAAACGCCATAGTAGTAAAAACGTACCATCAAACCTGACATTCAGACAGCAGTGGTGCTATATAAATTACATGGTTGTTGTTTGGTAATAACGATACATCTTTGATAAGCTTGGTTGTCTTACCACTCCCCATAAGGGCATCTAATACTTTTACATTCATACTCACCTCAAAATAAGCCTACACATAGGTCTTGGGTAGAATCGCTAAAAAACGTGTTTTTCTTGTTTAAAATCAAGAACTTAAAAATAGGGGGCTTAAAGATGTAATAATAACTTTTATATACATCAACTAGCTATAAACACAGATTTTATTATACCACAATCAAACCGTAAGTCAAACAAAACCTAACAAAGCAAATCTTTTTAAAAAATAATTAAACAAATGTGTTGACACTAAAAACACAAACAATTAAGATGCACACATCGACACAAACATTGTTAAACAGAGGTGAATTAAAATGGCTAAACAAAAATGGGTTGCAGTTGTAGAAGGTGTTATCGTTGGTACATTTGATACAGAGAAAGAAGCTTTAGCTTGTGAAGAAAACAATAAAGGTAGACTTGCTTTAATAGACGCTATCAACACTTGTAGTGACTATGATGGGTTAAGTTCAGATGAGTTTATTTCTTTCTTTTTAAAAGATGATAAAGCACAAACAGTTGTTAATTACTTACAACAGTTGATTGATATAGGTGTAAAATGAAACTAAGACTACAATACCTAAAAAATAGTAAACCAAACACAATTGATGTGTGTACGAAAGAAGGTTTATTATTAGGTGTAATAACTGGACAACAATTCTTTGCTCGTATGGCTGTACAGTTCCAACAAGCAACAACTTTAAGTAATGAAGATATGGATGAAATAAGCCATGTAATTCAATCAATACAACAGGTGGTGTAATAAATGAAAGATATTAAAACAGATAGCTTATGGCTAATGAAAGGTGATTGTTTAGAACGAATGAAAGAGATTGAATCAGGTAGTGTTGATTTAATCCTTACAGACCCACCTTACGGTACGACTGCTTGTAAGTGGGATTCAGTAATTCCATTAGATAAAATGTGGGAGCAGTTGAAACGGATTGTTAAACCTAGTGGGGCTATTGTTTTGTTTGGTAGTCAACCATTTACAAGTGTTTTGGTATGCAGTAATTTGAAAATGTTTAAATATGATTGGGTGTGGGAAAAAAACAAGGCAACAGGGCATTTGAATGCCAAGAAAAGACCTTTATCAGCTAAGGAAGATGTTCTAGTATTTTACTCTTCCCCAACGACATACAACCCACAAATGGGGAGTGGGAAACCTTACAGTAATTCACACAAACCGAACGATAGTGGAGACTGCTACGGGAATGTAGGTTATAGTAGTGTCAAGGATTGTAGTACACGTTATCCTCGTTCTGTTATAAAAGTAAAGGTAGATATTAAAGCAGCTTACCACCCAACACAAAAACCTGTACCTTTAATGGAATACCTAATTAAGACCTACACAAACGAGAACGAGACAGTGTTAGATTTTACAATGGGCAGTGGAACAACAGGTGTTGCGTGTGTTAATACAAACAGAAAGTTCATTGGTATAGAAATGGATGATAACTATTTTGATATTGGCAGCAAACGTATAACAGGTGGTGTAGTATGAAAAATCCTAATGAAGTGACAGTTGGTATCCGTCTACCTAATGGCAAGACCCATGTATTTAATACAGAGGAAACAGAGCATACAGCGATTAAAGCCATGGTAGATGATTGGTGTTTAAAACAGTATGGCACTAAGCCTAAAACTATTTTACATGAAGTTAAACGTATTCCTATTACAACAGAAGGACAAGTAGCATGAAATCTAAATTCAAAGTTATGGATATATTACGTCTTATTGATAAGCAACACAACATGACTATAGGTGGATTGTATTGTGCTAATCAGGTGTATGATGGTGGTGCAGACATTCCTGTTATTGAAACAGTTGATGATTATGGGTTGGTTGTGAGCCTGTATGAAACAAGTTTTGAAGCTACGGATGTTGTTTTAGATACAAACAAAACAAGCATGAGCGAGGAAGAAGCTACTTTTATTGTGGAGAACAAGATTGATGGTTGTTACAAAGATGACAGAGGTGATGTATACTTTGTAGGTAGTGAGTTTATCACTAAGATACAACATGATAAAGAGTTACAGAAAGCTTTGTTGGTTTTAATTGGAGAACAACAATGAAAATACAATTCAAGCGTGACAACACACAAAATAGCACTAAGCTGCACTTAGACCAATACTACACACCAAATGACGTAGCTATACACTGTATTGATACTGCATACAAGGTTATCGGCAAAGAGAACATTACAGCCATATTAGAGCCTTCTGCTGGAACAGGTAGCTTTAGTAACAATATCTCCAACTGTGAAGCTTACGACTTAGAGCCTAAAACTGATGGTGTGATACAAGCAGACTTCTTATTATTAGATGTTGACTACAAGAAAGGGCGTTTAGTAATAGGCAACCCTCCTTTTGGTAGTAGGGGTAATCTCATGCAGAAGTTTTGCAAGAAGTCTTTTGCTATTGCTGATTATGTCGCTTTTATCTTACCGATAAACCATATGAATAACGTGGTGTCCATTTATGAGTTTGATTTAATTCATTCAGAGGATTTAGGTGAAAAAGATTATAGTGGTAAGAAGGTGCATTGTTGCTTAAACATTTACAAAAGACCTGTTAGTGGATTAAACTTAAAACCAAACTACAAAACAGAGGTAATAGAGGTGAGAGAGGTAATTAAAAACCAAAACCCTAAGCGTAATAAAGAACTTGGTGATTTTCAATATGATATAGCTATTTGTGCTTGGGGCGCAGCAGTAGGTAAAGAATGTAGTGTGGCATACGCCAAGACGTTCTATATTAGAATAAATGATAAGTTAAATTATAACTATTATAAAAACTTACTGCTTAATGCAGATTGGTGTAATCTGTACAAGATGACAGGAACACCTAACCTACTACAATGGCAAGTATATAAATATGTTAAGGAGAATATGTTGTGATACAACTAACAGCATTCCTAGTATCATTCATAGCCATCTTCTTACGCGGCTTCCAGCAAATGAATGTAATACACAGTAAGTACACAATGATAGCTGTTACATCTTATCTATTAGCATTGACAGATGTAGCTGTTGTTAGTATAATCGTTGAACATGGTTGGAATACAGTGTTAGCTCAAGGTAGCGGAGCAGCACTAGGTATGTTAGCTTCGGTTTATATTCATAATAGGTGGGTGAAATGACAATAGATTTTAACAGTTTTGACTTGACAAAACGAACAGTGATTATTGATGCTGATACATTGATTTACTCTAGTGCAGCACAACAACAGAAGTTGCAATATACAGCAACAAACATACACAACGGTAAGTCTCAAATCTTTGAAGGCGTTAAGCCTTATAAAGCTTGGCTAGAAGAACATAGTTTAAGTGCTGATGATTTCAATTTAACAAGTGAAGTTATTATTACAGGTGAGGCTCGGTTTGCATTCCACTCTATTAAACAAAAGGTTGAATCAATCCTACAAGCCACACAAGCAGATGATTACCGTATCTGTATTGGTGGTGTTGGCAACTACCGCATGGAGTATGAATCTAAATATGTCCAATACAAAGGTAATAGAAAAGATAAGCCTGTGTTCTTACAAGAGTGCCGTGAATATGTAAAAGGAAAGTATAAAGATAAGGTGTTGGTAGCTGATGGGCAAGAAGCCGATGACCTACTAACAATCATTGGGTGGTGGTACTTTAAACAGAAAGGAAACAACAAGAATAGTTGGCTAAAGGACAAAGTAATCTTAGCTGCCTGTGATAAAGATATTATGGCTAATGTTGTAGGCTATTTCTTTAATTACCAATATCCTGAAGTTGGTATTGAGTGGAATAGTGGCGATTCAATGGTTAGAAAGTATTGTTTCCAGCTACTCACGGGCGATCAAGCTGATAATATCAATGGAATCAAATACTTAACTAAAGACATACAAGAGAAGTACGGTTTGCGTAAATCTAGTGGTTGTGGTAAGGTTAGTGCAGAAGGTATCCTAAGTAAATGTAAAGGTCGTAAAGAGATGTTATCTGCTGTTATTGATGCCTATAAATCATCTTGGCCTGATGACTATAAAGAACGCTTACAAGATATGGGCTTCTTTTTGTGGTTACGTCGAGAGGAGAATGAAATGTTTAGTTTTGAGAAGTATGCTGAAAAGATGGGGGTAGATTATGAGTAACCCACACCAATTATACACAAATGGCACAGATATATTCCGTATATCAAAGTATGTGCCACCAACAGAATCAGTTAGGGGTTACTTTATATTGTCTCGTGGCGAGAGTGGTTGTGAAGTGACATTAGATGAGTTTTTAACTAAATGGAAGGTGTTTAATGCTCATGCAGCCTTTGCTGATTACTTGTTTTATAGTGAGCAAGTGTTATCATCTTGTAAAGATACAGATTTACACAACACACTTAGACGCATGATGCAGTGGGTTAAGGGTAGAAGTATAGACGCTGGGGGTATATGGGCTACAGCGATTAAGTATAGTGATTTACTGGACTATTTTTATGAGTGATTTGGTTTTTGGTATTGGCGTTAATGACGGTAAATATCCTACTCAAATAGGCGGCAAAGCCTTTAAGGAGTATAGTTTGTGGATTGATATGCTTTATAGATGTACACAAAAATACTGGGATAAATTTCCAACTTATATTGGTGTCACCTGTTCAGAAAACTTTAAAAGTTATAGCTACTTTTATGAGTGGTGTCAGAAACAAATTGGATTTGGAAACAAAGACGAAAACGGTGAAAGATGGAATTTGGATAAGGACATCTTAGTAAAGGGAAGTAAGCTGTATTCAGAATATGTTTGTGTATTTGTTCCTCAAAGGATAAACTCTTTGCTTATTAAAAGAGATACTTGTCGCGGAGAGTGGCCTGTTGGTGTGGTCTGGGATAAAGGTGCTAAGAAGTTTCGCGCTTCTTGCAGCAAAGGGGGAAAGAGACAAAACTTAGGCCGTTTCAACACGCCACAAGAAGCCTTCCAAGCATACAAAACCTTTAAAGAGACCGTAATAAAGCAGGTAGCCGAGGAATACAAGCACCAACTGGATGTTAGTGTTTATGAAGCTTTAACAAACTATGAGGTCAATGAAAATGATTAAAATGACTGTTTGTACGGGCTGCACCGATTATGTACAGTGATTTACTAAATTATTTTTAATGGTTGACAGCAAACAGCATTCTAGTTATATTACTCAGACACAAACACAAGTGAGAAAGGTTGTGACTAGAATCAATGTTGTAGAGCCATCAACACTTACAAGACAACATCTTCTTGCTGAATATCGTGAGATTGTTCGTCCTTTTGCTTTAGTAAGAAAAGCTCAAGCGAATGGTGTTAATAAGATTAACTTTCACAAGGAGTATAAAGTGCCAAGTGAATATACATTAGGTACAGGTCATGTAGTATTTCATTATGATAAGTTAGGCTACTTGCTCAAGCGATATAATGCTCTACAGGGTGAACTCATCAAGCGTGGCTATAACATATCACCTGTCCCTGATAGCGAGCTTGTACAAGGGATTAGACCAGAATGGTTTGGAGATTATGTGCCTACAGCTAAGGCCATAGCAATCAATGTTGAACGTATAAATAAACGATTGAGTGGAGATAAGACATGAATAAAACTTTCAGTGTAGACTTAACATTTAAGGGTGTTAAGCTATTTGTAGAGGCTAATGTAGCAACAGACCTACACTATGTAACTCCTTACGCAACAGAAGTGTTATCTGTAGAGACACTGTCTGGTGATGATATTACAGACCTTTTAGAGTCTTTTGATGGTGTAGAGTATGCTCTGTTTATGCGAGAGCTTTGCAAGGCTATTAACGAAAGCATGGAGGATAAAATTATTTATCCATGTTCTAACGATTAGTTGTTGACAGGAGAAGTGTAGTGGATTATGCTTCTCATATCAAAACACAAACAGAGAGATTAGATTATGAATATCCCCAATGGTTTTACAGAGTGGGTGTGGACAGAAGATAAACCCTATCCTGAAACATTAGAGACAAAAGTGGCTGTAATGTTTAGAGATGGGTACATTACAAGCCACATACCTGACCAAGTGGGTTGGTGGTGGAGTGAAATTAAAGATGCAGATAATTGGTTTCCAACAGGAAGTCATTCTGATATTATAGCTTACAAAGTGGTGGAGAGTTAAAATGGTAGTAATACAAACATTGTTCTTATTTTGTGGTGCATTAAGCGTCTACTTCTTATCTGTTGATACAATTGGCATGGTAAAGAACCCAAGCATTAATACAATGAAAGATATTGTATTTAGCTTAGTTGTGTTAGCCTTTAGTATGGTTGTTACTGGCTTCTTACAACTCAATACAGAGGCCACAGGAATGCTATGAACATACAATTTGAATCATGCCCTAGCTGTGGGAAAGACGGCCTTAAACGCAGCCATTCAAGCCTATATGAGCTTAATGGTTGGTTGCATATATGTAAACTAGAACCATCTAATATAACTTGGAACAAACATGACAGTAGAATTCTTAAAGATGACGAGCTTCAAGGCGAAGAATGGCCTGTGGGTAGCTACTCTGACAGAGACGACTACGTTTCTTGGGGTGAAAGTTCGTACTAATAATATTATTGCTAGTGATGTTGTCTTGACAAGCAGTTGCATTATTCCTACAATAGATGAAACAACAGGGGTGGTGAGTGACTACCCTATCAACCGTAACGATGTGTTCTTTGCTATTAGGACACAATATAAAGTATTTTTAGTGGAGAGAGAAAATGACTAAGTTAAAATGTATTATGCCTACTTACGGCCTTACTGTTGGCAAGGAGTATGCTGCTGTAGTGTCAAATCAATATGACTTCATTGATGATAATTCAATGCCGCGTTATCACTCCAAAGAAGCGTTGGTTGGTTGTTTTGAAGTTGTTGAAGATGATGTGACAACAATTAAACGTGAAGGGGTTGTAGCATTATTACCTGAAGGTTCTGAGTTTAAAATTGGGCAAGAAGTGCTTGTTAATATGAACTTGTATAAAGGTGTAGCAACAATAAAAGGGTATAACTATGCGGCTGGTGGATATGTGCTTGAGACACCAACTGCTGTGAGTGCTACGCCACTACACAATGGTTTGTGCAAAAATGGTTTTGCTTTGTGGGCTAATGTTGTAAGCATTAAAACTGCTCCTATTAAAACAAAGAAGTGGGGAGAGTGGATTGAAAACACAACAGGTGAACAGCCCGAAGGCTTAGACGAAGATGTTAAGGTTAAGTTACATTGGACTGATGGTGGCACCACTAAAAGCACTGTTGGTGCAGCCTGTTGGTATTTTAGCGAGAGTGTTAATATCACACATTACAAAGTTAAACAGCCTAAATGGACAAAGAACACAGGAGTCATTCCTGTTGATGGAGATGTTAAGATAGAAGTCAAGTGGAGAGATGGTACAAAGGAAAAGCGAGTAGCTTCTTGTTTTGTGTGGTCAATTGATGATGAGTATTGTGATATTATCAAGTGGCGATTAGCTGAATAGTGGGATATGAGGGGCTATTAAGTTAGCCCATTTAATTTAATAATTTAATTAAAGAAAAGAGAGAAGTATATGGCGTTATTCAATTTCAAGTCGCAATGCCCTAAATGCGTTGAGAAAGGTGGTGACAAATCAAAAGATAATTTAGCAAACTACAGTGACGGAGGCAAACATTGCTTCTCTTGTGGTTATCATGTACATGGCGATGAAAGTTATATACCCAGTGAGGAAGAAGAAGTGTTAGACGATATTAAAGAGATGAGTGTTGAAAGTAAGGAACGTATCAAACAAGGTACAACACATAAAGTAACATGGCGCGGTATTAAGCCTGAAACTAATAAGTTTTTTGGTGTTGTCTACGAGTGTTCTCAAGAGACAGGATTACCTATAAAGCAGTTCGTTCCTACTACTATTGATGGTGGCCATGTTGGTTATAAGACAAGGGTGATGCCTAAAGACTTCTCTCACCCTGTAGGTGAAGTTGGAAGCAAGTGTGATTTGATTGGTAGTTTTAGATTTCCAAATGGTGGTAAGTATGTTGTAGTTTGTGGTGGGGAAGTGGATTTTCTGTCGGCTTTTCAGATGTTAAGGGATTATCAGTTAAGTAAAGATAAGACTGCTGCGTATGACCCTATTGCCTGTGTTACGCCCACTGTTGGTGAGAGTGGTTGTGGCAAACAGTTACAACATAATTACAAGTTCTTAGATAAGTTTGAACGTATTGTTGTTTGTTTTGATAATGACAAAGCAGGTAAGGAAGCTGTTGAAAAGATTACACCATTACTACCACGTGGAAAAGTTTATATAATGACTCCACGATACAAAGATTGCAACGACTATCTGACTAAAGGTAAAGAGCGCGAGTTTGTTACGGACTTCTACAACGCTAAGAAGCACACACCTGCGGGTATTGTGGCAAGCACAGAGATTTACAAAGAAGTTGTTCAGCGTTCATTATTAGAGCGTTTACCGTTCCCGCCATTCCTTGAGAAGCTTAACAAGATGCTTTCAGGTGGTATAACCTATGGGTTTATTGTTAATATTCTTGCGGGGTCTGGGAGTGGCAAAAGTTGTCTTATAAATCAATGTGTTACGTTTTGGGCTAAAGATTGCAACATCTTAACAGGTGTAGTATCTCTTGAAGCTGACAGTGCCGCATACGGTGAAAACTTGTTATCACAATACGCTGGCAAGAAGCTGGCTTTGATTAGTAACAAAGAAGAGAAGCACTCTGTTGTAACAAGTGAACACATGGAGAATTGCGCTAAAGAATTATTTAGTTATGAGGATGGCAGTCCTCGTATGTACATCCTAGACGACAGGGGGGACTACAGTGAATTACAAAGCCACATCGAAGAACTGATAACATCGTTCGGTGTTAAGGTTATTGTTTTTGACGTTATCAGCGATGTGTTTGCAGGGATGAGCATAGAAGATGTTGACAAATATATGCGTTGGCAAAAGAATATTGTTAAACAGTATAATTGTATCTTGATTAATATTAGCCATACTCGTAAGTCAGGTGGAGGGCAGAAAGCTGCTAGTCAAGGTGCTTTCTTAACAGAAGAGGCAACTATCGGCAGTGGTACGCAGTATCGTAGTGCTGGTATTAACATCTCTCTCCAAAGGGATAAAACGAGTGAGGACGATGTTGAGCGTAACACAACACAAGTGTATCTGTTGAAGTCACGCGATACAGGTGTTACAGGGTTAGCTTGTGAGATTTTCTACGAGAATGAAACACACACTTTGTACGATAAAGAATATTACTTTACGCAGATTAAGCCACCAAGTTTTTAGAGGTATACATGAAAATAACAGAAGCATCACTGTGCTACAGATTCTATAGACACGAGGGGTGGACACGCAGTTTAGTGGCCTCATTGTTACGAACAGACAACCTAGACACATTGCCGATTCACTACGTTAATGCTCGTTGGTTTGACCATGAGCTTGATACTAAAGTGAAGTGGGCTGTGGGCTGGATAAATGATACAGAGGATGAATATTTAGATTGTGACTACTACGCTGTTTATAATGGAAGATGTAATTGGAATGATAAATTTAAAGAGTATGAAATGATACCTTTTGGTATTTAGGGTTGTAATTATAAAGGTGAGGTGTTATGCTTCACCTTTATTTATTTGAGAGAGAGAAAATGAGATTAGTATTCGACATTGAAGCCAATGGGCTATTAAACGATGAGACAATAGACTACACAGCATCCCCTTACGTTCTAAAAGACCACTACAAGTTTCATTGTCTTGTTATTAAGAACATTGATACAGGTGAAGTATTAGAGTATGACCCTGATACATTCAAAAATGGCGTTGAGTATATCAAAACTAATGCTACAACATTGATTGGTCATAACATTGTTGACTATGATTTGTTAGCTTTAAAGTTAGGTTTTGACTTTGATTATACTGTTTACCCTGACACTATTTGTGGCTGCCCTTGTACCATAATAGACACACTCGTACTTTCAAAAACTTTGAATCCAGACCGTATGTTCCACAGTTTAGATTACTTGGGCAAACTTGCAGGTGTTGATAAAATTGATTGGCGTGGTAAGGCCATAGAGTTAGGACTGATTGATAGTCATGCAGCTAAAGGCGACGAGTTCAAAGTGTATCATCCTGCAATGCTTGAGTATAACCGCCAAGACGTTGAAGTGAACCATAAGGTGTATAATGCCTTAATGAAAGAGTGGGGGACGTGGGATTGGCAACCTGCTTTTGAATTAGAGATGGCTGTACGGGATATTGTTACTAAGCAATCTCACAGGGGTTTTTACTTTGATGTTGAAAAAGCTAAAGAAAATGTGAGAGAGCTTGATATTCTTATGCAGCAAGCAAGGGATATTGTTGAGCCTTTGCTACCACCTCGTAAACTATCTGTAGCAAAGGCTTCTGAAACAACACCTCCAAAGATACAATTCAAGAAAGACGGTACAATATCTGCTAACATGGTTAAGTTTGCTGAAAAGATGGGTGCTGAGATTGAAGACAAGGTTTTTAAATGGACAGGGAAAGAGTATCAAATCCCTTTACCATTGACACCCTTGATTGATACTGAACCTGCAAGTATTGAAGATACAACACACATTAAAGGGTGGTTAGTTGATTTAGGATGGTGGCCTACAGTTTATAAAGAAAGAGATTTAACTGTTGACTCTAAAAAGAAAAAACTAACAAAAGAGAAGTACAAAGAGACAGTTGAACGTTATATGGCACAAACAATGGAGTCACCATTTAAACGCGATAGAATGTTTCATTTAACTTTAGGAATGAAGTGTAAAGATGAACAAGTATTGTCAAGGCTGTTAAGCCACGACATAGAACGCCCAATGAAGGTGTACACTAACCCTACTTTTACAGTGGGGCAGGATAAAGAGCTATGCCCTAAACTAGAGGAGATGTCAGAGATATTCCCACACGTTTATAAAGTGGTTGAGTTCCTTACTTACCGTCATCGTAGAAATTCTATTCTAGGCGGTGGCGTAGGCATTGATGAAGATGACATTGAAATGGAGAAAGGCTATTTAGCTAACATTCGCGCAGACGGCAGAATACCAACACCTGCTGACACCTGTGGTTGTAACACATCAAGGTTCAAGCATAGAATTGTCGCCAACATTCCACGCATTACTTCAATGTACGGCAAGAATATGAGAGCCATGTTTGGTGTAGAGAAGAAAAAGTATGCTCAATTTGGATACGACTTCTCTAGCCTTGAAGGGAGGATGGAATCGCATTATTGCTGGAAATACGATGAGACAAAGGAATACTGTAATAGCCTTATACTAGAGAAGCCATTTGATGTACATACTCTTACAGCTAAAAAGATTTCTGAGATATTAGGAAAACCTTTTGGTAGGTCTCCTGCAAAATCTACCAAATATTGTTGCACCTATGGTGGCAGACCGATGCGAGTAGCAATGACTATTGGCTCTGATTTTACAACAGGTAAACAAGTGTATGATGCCTTTTGGTTGGCAGCAGACCCTCTCAGACAGTTAGGTGAAAGCCTTAAAAAGTATTGGGAAACAATGGGTGGCAAGAAGTTTGTATTAGGTATTGATGGAAGGAAAGTACCTACACGTTCAGCATCAGCTTTAGTTAATAGCTTATTGCAAAGTGCTGGTGTTATCTGCGCTAAATGGACAATGGTGTTACACGATAGAAAGTTAGCAGCTAAAGGGTTGACAGTTGACTTCTTTAGAGATGATTGGAAGAACAAATCATACATTACTCAATTAGTGGCAATGCACGATGAGGCGCAAATGGAGGTTAGTAAGGGTTTAATAGAGTGGAAAATCTTTAAGGAAGAAGATGAAGCTATCGCTTTCAAGAAGTCTAGTAGTGATAATTGGAGCGAGGTTGGACATATTGGCGGTAAGTGGTTTGTAGGTAAGAGTGTAATATCTGACTTGCTATTAGAAGCTGTAGATGAAACAACAGCAAAGCTTAAACTTAATATCCCTTTAGGTGTTGAGTTTATTTATGGGGATAGTTGGGCAACGTGTCACTAATTTAATATGGGGTTGAAGATGGAAGGTTATTTTGTAAGACAAGCTACAGAAAATGATATGGGGTATATGTTTGCGTGGACAAGAGACCAGCACACATACGGTGGAATAGGGTTCTTGAATAATTGGAGAAGAACGGAATATGAGTACCTTATGAAAAATAGGATCTACTCTTGTGTGGATATGGCTACAGGTATGGCTGTGGGGTACATACACGCTGATTTTTATATTCTTAGTGTAAAAGAAAGTGAAAGAATGAAGGGCGTTGGCAGGTTGTTAGTTGAGTACGCTAAAGAGTTGTATGTGGTATGCGATATAGGAAGTGAAGAAATAGAAGTAGAGTGCCAACCTGAAACATCTATACCTTTTTGGGAGAGAATGGGTTTTGAGGTGTATCCACACCACACAGGGCATCGCGCTAGATTCGACCCATACCCTAAATACTTCGATACAGAAGGAAACAAACTAAAAGATGTAGATGATTTAGAACTATACCGAAAAAACGAAAAGAAAGAGGAACAGTATTATGTTAGTCTACAACACGAACATGAAAACTAGAGGGCAAGAATGGTAGTTGGAAAGATGTTCACTAAAACAGTTGACACAAGGGGCGTATTCAATCATAATACCAAACATGAAAACGAGGAGATGCCTTAAATAAAATATTTAAATAAATGTTTGACACAACATTAAAATGTGTTAAGATAGATGAATATAAGCAGTTTGAACAACGAGCTGCTTATACAACGGCATAATGCCACAACAACGTAAGACAACGAGGAAATTAAATCATGGCTACTGAGATTCTAAACAACGCGACTTTCTTTTATACCTGTATTCAGACACCTACTAAAAAGTATGAGTCGGACGAAACAGAATGGAAGACATCTGCTGTTGTAGACAAAAAGACTGCAAAAGAGTGGAACAAACGCTTTGCTAAACAAAAGGCGAAAGAAGTGGATAATGATGAGTTTGTAGCTAAATACAAGTGTGAATTGCCGTTCCCTGACCAAGAAGAACAGTATATCATTAAACTCTCTCAGAATACACACAACGCAGACGGCAAGGAAATGTATCAACCGAAAGTTTATCAAGACATTGGTAATAACAATGTTGTAGATATTACTAAGAAGAAGTTGGTAGGTAATGGAAGTAAAGGGAAGGCTGCTTATGGTGTAGTTGAGAATAAGTTTGGTACATTTGCTAAGTTAAATAGTATTTGTATTTTTGACTTGGTTGAATATGGTGGGAACGCTAATCCCTTTGGTAATGTTGTAGAAGATGAAAATGATGCAGCACAACGGGAAGCGTATAAGCCAAGCGATGCTAAAGCTGCTGTCAAGCCTAAACCTGCACCATTAGCGGAAGATTTAGATGACTCTGATGGTGGTTTTCTCCCCTTCTGATGTGAGGTGAAATGATGAAAGTGTGTTTCAAATGTTTTGCAGAGAAACCACTTTCTGACTTTTATGTTCATAAAGCGATGGCTGACGGGCATCTTAATAAGTGTAAAGATTGCACAAAGAAAGATGTCTTTTTGCACAGGGAACTGAACTTAGAGAAAGTCAGAGAGTACGATAGGAATAGACCTAACAGAGAAGAAAGAGTAAAAACAAATTGTGCTAGAATATCTAGGCTTTGTAAAGAGGATAAAGATTTTAGCAAAAGAGTTTCAGATATAAAACGTAAATGGGCGGTGCTTAACCAACATAAAAGGAAAGCCCAGTCTGCTGCTAGTAATGCTTTAAGAGACGGAAAGCTTAAAAGGAAAACAGTGTGTGAACATTGTAATCTTGAGAAGAAACTTCAAAAGCACCATTGGTCTTATGAAGAGCAACACTGGCTTGATGTTATATGGTTATGTACATCTTGTCATGGAAAAGAACACAAAAGACTTAACAGTATTGGCAGAAATCCTGATACAATAAGTCAGTAACAAACGGGCTGCTAACAACAGCCCAACTATTCAAGAGAGGGGTTATGATAAATTCATTCGCACCACCAATTAAATCAGGTGGGGTTACATTTAAAGAAGATGCTGGTCGCCCTGACGCACCTAAGAAGGCTTCAACACCTGCACTATTCTTAGTTGGCTGCTTAACATACATATTCTTTGTGTTGTTCCCTATGCACATTGGATTTGGTGTAGCTGTTGAAAGTATGTGGGCTGTTGTGCTGCCTACAATATGTTTTGGTTGGTTATTAGTGTTTGGAGCAGGAGAAAGCAAATGAGTCATTTTGAAGATTTTATGGAACACGCTACAAAGACAACAGATGAGGAAACAGTACAGAAAGCAATGGAGATTTTAGATGAGATTTTCTTAATTATTAAAGATAACGGGTTGGCAGGGGCATTAGCTTCTAATCTTTTATTTAGCACTTGCCTAGACGCTTTAGGCGATGAAGAGGAGCAAGGTAATGAGTGAACAAAAGAAGCGTGGCCGTCCTGAGAACAATGACAACGAAGTGTTAACAAACATCATCAATGATAAGGATAAGTTAAAGGCATTTAAAGATGCTATTGCTAACTTAGTGTACCATAAACGTAACATTGAAGCTGAGGTGTTGGTATACAAAGAAGATGTTGGTGGTGTTAGTGAAACTTATGGGTTATCAAAAGGTTTGATTAATGCTAAAGTGGCCGCAATAGTTAAAGAGAAAGAGGTGGAAGAAGCTGATAAACTTTTAACTAAGCATGAGATGCTGACGGAAGTATAACACAGGCAATAAGCAGCGATGCCCCCGTTTATTTACGCTACTGATATGTAGCACAATTTATTAATTAACGCAGCAACAGGCTGGGGCATTGTCCGCTTGATTGCGATGTTAGACACGGGGAACTTGTAATGAAATTTAGAAAAAAACCAGTTGTGATTGAAGCTGTTAAATGGACAGGAAAGAACCATAGGGAAATGTACAACTTTTTAGAGGGTACTGACGATGTTGTTGAGCAGCCGACAGGGAAAAACTTTGACATAAACTTTTCGCTTGTTGCTGGGGGTTTGATTATTAAAACGCTTGAAGGCCAACACCTTGCAAGTATTGGCGATTGGATTATCAAAGGTGTGAAAGGCGAATTTTACCCATGCAAGCCTGACATATTTGAGGCAACTTACGAGAGTGTCTAACTCATAGTTAGACACCTAAGAGCGGTGTATAACACATTTTAGTATCCGTAAGTGTTTGTTTTGATATGTATTTTTAAAACAAACACACCACTAATAACACTAAACCGCCAAGCGACAAAATCATGCAGTGCAAAATAATATTGTATTGTTGTTCGCTCATGCTATGCTCAGTTGATAGTGTTTTTTGGTTGATGGGTTATGAAAAACTTGTCTAAGTATTTTTCGTTTCGTGAGTTGACGTTTAGCAAAATCGCAGAAGATAACAACATTGACAACACCCCCACGCCTGAGCTTTTAGAGACGCTGAAATATACAGCAAGTCAGCTTGATAAAGTGCGTGAATTACTTGGCAAGCCTGTGAATATCTCAAGTGGCTATCGCTGCTTACAAGTCAATCGTCGCTTAGGAAGCAAAGACAGCTCGCAACATTTAAAAGGTGAGGCGGTGGATTTTAAGTGTGAATTGTTTGGCAGTCCGAAAAAAGTATTTGATAAAATCAGAGAAAGCAATATACAGTTCGATCAGTTAATTTTAGAGTTTAATTCATGGGTTCATATATCGTTTGTTAAATCGGGTGGTCGCCGCGAGTGTTTAGTGGTTGATAGATTTGGTGCTGAGAGAGTTTAAAGAACATCCAGCGCACAGACGCGTACCTTTGCCCGACTAATCATCGGGCTTTTTTATTGCCATAAATTTAAGGTGTGCTATATTGTTTCAAACATAGGATCGCGTGTTATGAATAGATTAAAAGAGCCTTCAAGCTATGCAGGCTTAGCACTAATTTTTAATGGCATATCTGACTGTATGACTGGCAACTATCAGAGTGGAGTACCGAGTATCATTTTAGGGCTTGTTGCTGTTTTGAAGAAAGAAAACGGTGCAAAATAACATGGCCGATACATCCCAACATTTAGAACATGGGTTGAGTATGGCTGCTATCAAAACATCACCACCACTTATTGTGACGGGCATGACATTTACAGGCGTACAGTTACAAGATTGGCTAATCCTGGCAACATTGCTTTATACTGTCATACAAATTATTATAGCGTTGCCAAAATTGAAACAGTCATTTAACGAGTGGCGCAAGAAATGAAAGCCCTAAAACTGTTTTTACAACTATGCCTAATATCTGGCATTTGTGTAATAATAGGTTTTGGATGTTGGATAGTTTATTTTGTGTTGTGGTTGATTGGGGTTGTTTAAGTAATGACTGATTTAAAAGTTGAATATAGAAATATCAAAGAGCTAATACCTTACTGCAATAACTCGCGGACGCACAGTGACGAGCAAGTTTTACAGATCGCATCAAGCATAAAAGAGTTTGGTTTTACGAATCCAGTGCTGATTGATGGTCAAGGCGGCATTATTGCAGGTCATGGCCGTATCATGGCAGCGCAAAAGCTGAAAATGGATGAAGTGCCGACAATTACGCTAAGTGATTTAAGCGAGGCACAAAAGAAGGCTTATATCATTGCGGATAATAAACTAGCTCTTAACTCTGGTTGGGATGACGAGTTGCTTAAAATAGAACTTGAGCAGTTGGAAGAGTTAGATTTTGATTTAGGCTTGATAGGCTTTGATGGCACAGAACTTGCCAATATGTTTTTAGATGGTACTGATTTGGTCGAAGATAGCAAAACCAAAGAAATTGATACCGATGACTTTGAAATGAGTTGTATTTGTCCAAAATGTGGGTTTGAATTTGATGACAAATAAGCCCGATTGCGCGTGGAATCTATCTGATCTTGAGTTAGTGCCAAAAAACGGCGTAAAGGTCATGAGTACGTTCGCCTGTGGCGGCGGCTCCAGCATGGGATACAAGCGGGCAGGATGCACAATAGTTGCAGCAAACGACATTGATCCCGAAATGGCATGGCATTACAAGCGCAACTTGAATCCACCCTTGTATTTTCTTTGCCCGATTGGCGACCTGCTGACTAAGGATCTGCCGCCTGAGCTTTACGATTTAGATATTTTGGACGGGTCGCCGCCATGCAGTACGTTTAGTATGGCTGGCAGTCGTGAAAAGTCGTGGGGCAAAGATAAGCACTTTAGAGAAGGACAAGCCAAGCAAGTGCTATCTGATCTGTTTTTTGATTACCTTGATTTGGTCGGCAAGCTACGGCCAAAAGTGGCAATCGCTGAGAACGTCAAAGGGATGATTCTCGGGAATGCCAAGGGCTACACTAAAATGGTTATGGCGCGGTTCAAAGAGATAGGCTATAGGCCGCAATTGTTCCTGTTGAACAGCGCAGATTGTGGTGTGCCGCAAAAGCGTGAGCGGGTGTTTTTCTGTGCCGTGCGTGATGATATTGACGTGCCGCCGTTGAAGCTGGCACCGACGCACCGCTGGATTAGCGCGGGTGAGGCGACGAGTGACGTTCAGGTGCTGACAAATGAGGAGCAGAGGGAAACGGCTCCGAGTGGGCAGGATTTGAAATGGTGGCACAAAACAAAACCCGGCGATTCGTACGCTGGGGTGATAATGCGTGAAGAAAGCCGTGTTTCATGCTTTAACACGATTAGACTGAGCGGCGACCTCCCTGCATGCACGCTGCCCGCTGTGTCAGACCAGATACAGCATTGGGGAGAGCGTAGACGGCTCACCTACCGCGAGTGGAAGCGCCTCGGATCATTCCCAGACGACTACCACGCCAAGACCGACAAGATCGGCAAATACATGATCGGCATGAGCGTACCGCCTAAGATGACAGAACAGGTTGCAAGGGCGGTCTGTGAGCAGTGGCTAAATGTAAATTACAGTGAGCTATCTAATGATAACCAAGCCAAAAAT